AGGAATCACCGGGATTCACATTGAACGATTCAAGTGTGAAAGCAGTGGGACTAGACGGAACAATGACGTCTTTGATGTACTCACGATGAGTCACCCTAGTCGCATTGCCCATCACGCCAAAAGCAGGAACGCTCTCACCCGGGGGAAGCGCCAAACCCGACTTAAAAAGTGAGTTTGCGCGGACTTGGTAATCACCAAATCCCAGAATCCGCGAGATCCCCTTCCCTAGGCGGCCGCCAAGGCCAGACCCTAGAGTAGTGCCTGCAGATCCCATTCCTGGTCCGAGTGAGGCTCCTGCCATTCCACCGGCGATTCCGCCAGCCGACGTTCCAATGCGTTCAAACGTTCCATCAGGAACGAATTTACGAGCAATTGGAACGACCTTATCCATATAGTAACCTCCGTTGCCACGAATTCGAGTAATCGCGGTCTTATTGTTGTTCTTTTTACGAGCCATTTGAATATCACTTTGTAGATACCCCGCCGACGGGCCGCCGCCGCGTCGTAACTTGCTACGGGAGGGTGCGTCAGACCCTGGGTGTCGAAACCCTGCTGCCCGTTGGAGTTTTTAGTAATCAACGGAACACAGCTTATCGAACACAATGTGCTCAATATAAGCTGGAACCGTCGTTACTTGTTTTATCAGCCCCTCAACCTGTATCACTTCCGCAACTGTAATGCCGTATCGATGGTTGATAGCCTGAAGAGCATCTTCACGATCACATGTAATTCCGTTCAATATTGGTTTCCATGACTCCAAAAGATCGTGAGATCTCAATGCCTCACATTTTCTGCCACAACGTTTCATGACGTGTAAGAAAATCCCGAAAATCGGGTAAGAAAGCGGGACGTCGCCGTAAGACGACGCCAGTGCATGCGCGACCATTTCAGCTGCTGACTGTGCACCAACCCCCTTGGGCGCGATCGTTTCAGGATCACGAAGGAGTTTACCGACTTTCAATGAGGCAGACGGAAGCGGAATCCAGACAAGATTGCCTTCGAGAGTTTTCCTCCACCAACCTTTTAAAAAAGTGGTGTGCCCAAACTCAAGACTCGGGAAATATTTCAAAATAAACCCTAATTCCCAAGCGGCAGTCTCTATGTCAACACGATGTCTGTTCCAAATATAATACAAGTACATAAACATAATACTCATAAAATTAAAGACAGTAATCATCGTGATGCC